ATACTGCTCTGACAGTTCTTGTATATACACTGCGAGACCGCCTTCGCTGGTTCCTATTTCGATTACGGTATCGAATTGTTCTGCTTCGAGGAACTTGGGAAAGTAATCGAATATTCGGTGATTCTGTTGCATGGGCCAGCCTTTGTAAATAAACCGACCACGTCTGCTACAGTTATAAGGAGGATATTTAATCTTCAATCTTGACCTTGCCCCATTGTACTCTATTCCATGCTCTGTCAAAGGTGTAGACCATGATGCTGTTCACAATCATTGCTGCTCCCACGTATGCGAACCCTGCTCGCCAGTCGCCTGTCATATACCAACCGAATCCGAAATTGCTGATGGATATCCATATTCGGAATGTGATAAGTTTAACTATTCCTCGTGATATTTCATTTATAAATCTTTCCTTCATTTCATCGTGCCAAATTGGGCCTGGATGTATGCCGTCTCTTGCCTTTATTTCATCTTTGGTTAGGAAGCCCTCAGAGTCTACTAGATAAAAGCGACTGTTAGTTTCATGTGCAATATATTTTATTGCGTTGAGATTATTTTGCGTCTTTACTGTATATATTTCATCTTCAAAGAGCTGAAGTGCGAACAGTTCACCCACAGATTTGTTGATTACCATATAATCACCCATTCTATGAGCGCCTACCTTTTCCCAATGCCCCTCGTTCCATGTGTCCCTGTGTCTGTTTCTTTGTATTTCCATCCTGCGTCCAGGAGGCATGAGTGCTACAGTGTACTTGCTTTTGATTCTCGGTTGCCAGTAAGAATACACACGATACATTGAGTCAAGCGAACCTCCTGGTATTCCGAGATTAATCACAGGCAGATTGAGTTCTTGGCCGAGTTTGTATGCCCACGTTGTCTCGTTATGTACACCTATGCCAAATGTCATAGAACATCCTAAGCACATAATAGACTCGGTGAAGTCAAATAGATCGTCTAGTTCTCGTGTTCTAAATGCGTGGGAGTTTACATCGTAAATGATAGGATTTGAACCATCGGGGGCCGAGTCTTTCCACATATTTCTCCAAGCAAGTCCTCTGACACCCAGGTCTAGCTGAGCACCCATCATTGTATTATGAGGAGGAGTTTGTTGTTTTTTGTACCATCTTTCTTCTGTGTCGCCAGGCCACCAGTAATTAATGCCCGGTATTACTTTTCCAGGTAGCCAATCACCTTGTGCTGCTACATCAGGCACTACATTATAATCTATGCCTCTATGTTTACCTGGTACATAATTTTTCATTAATCTAGGAATTTTATATCTTCATTATCAATAAATTTCATCTTTACAATGTTATCCTTGTTCTTGTGTGCTTCAAGGAATTGTAAAAAACTTTCAATGCCTTCACGCCGGCCTAACATAAAACCTGAATAACAACCGCCTGCTACACAGATAAACGTGATAAGATAATAGATGGGATCCAAGTTATACTCCTTCGCTAATGTTCCAGCCTAATTTAGGCGTTTCTACGGGCTCCATACCAAGTAGCTTTCTAGCCTCATCACGGACTTCCGCTGTGACTGCATGACCGTACATCTCAGGGTCTAGTAAGTTTCTCAAAAATCTCTCTACTTCTTCACTCATATTTATCTCCAAATATAATCGTTTTGTCTTACGTCTATAAGTTCATACTCAAGCAATTTCATGTGGTCAAAAATAGCCTGCCTGTACTTGTAATTCCTGCGGTCTCTGTGGGAATGTATTTCAGTAATTATTAATGGCCTGTACTTTCTAATGGTATCGCTTGCACCTATGAGAGCCTGAAACTCATGTCCTTCTACGTCCATCTTAATTAAATCTACATCCTCAAAACCAAAAGAATCTAATGTCTTTACTGGATACACTTTGTCGCCTTTTGGACTGACTTTAGACCCGCCTGTAAAATTAGAGACTGCAAACTTCACTGGTCCTTCTTTGTCACTCAATCCACAGTCATAGACCGTTATGTTTGGATAATGTTGCGTGTTGAGCTTCAAACACTCTCTAACCACAGGGTTTATTTCAAAGGTGTGTACCTGCTCATAATGTTGCGCAAAAGGCACTGCCATCATGCCTACACAACCACCGACATCTAATGCTACTCGTCTAGATTTACCGGGGGCGTAAAGTTCTAGTATATCATCTATAAAGTTATTATGCCAATCGTTGTAATTACAATCGTTAGGAGCTCGCATTGCTGACTCCACCATTGGCCAATCTTCTTCGTTGTCTAGCAAATGCCAACCGTTGATAACTTGCACTATACTATTCCTATATCTAATGGGTCGCCATAGACCTCACAATAGTTTGTCCAAACAACTCTAATCCAACCAGCACCGTAGATGAATACCAGAATCATTACACCATACTGGTCGTTGATATAGGCTGTAGCAAACCAAAAGGGCTCGCCAAACAAGCCAATACAACCAGCAAGTAGACGCCTACGTGCGTCGGTTGAAGCCATAAAATAAAGCGAGCCAATACCACAGAAAGTGAGTATGGCTTGGCAAATATAATCAAATATTTCTATGTTCAATCTCTATCCCACCTATGTTCACAATCAGGACATTGCCATGCTACTGTTCTATCCTTGCCTCTATCGTAAATTGATATAGCTCTACTGAAATAACCTTGTTCTCTGTTAGCACCATATTTCTCAGCAATCTCATCTGCCTTTGCCTCATCCTTTTCAATACGAAAGAAATGCTCCCAGACTAAATCGCCTACTAGATTAGCTTTGCAGTTAGGACATTCAGTTGGATATGACATAATTGTAGATTGCCTCCCAGTTCTTCATTAGCTTAGCAGGACCACTGTAATCCATATTGTGACCGTGTTCTACTAATATACTATCTAGTCCACACGCTGTACCAACATCAGCGTTTGCTGGCTTGTCTTCAACCCATACATGACCAGGATAACGTGCTCCGTACTCTGCTAGTACCTCATCCTTATCAGCACCACAGTCTAAGAACACGCACTCGGTAAATGTATTCGGACCGAATATCTTTGCTAGATTACGTTCACGGAGCTTCTGTGCGTGAGGGTCCAAACTCAAGCTAGTAATACAAATAAACTTGTATTGGTGTTGCTCATGTAGCTTTTTAATAAAATACTGAGCGTCTCGTAACGGAGGGAGGAACCCTATCGCTGCTGACTCGTTAAATGTCCTTACTAGAGTCTTTCCTACTGACCAGTCGATTCCATACATCTTTGAGACTTTGTAATGGCCTTCTTCCTTGACTGTGTGACCGTGATGCTGCATCCAACTGTGGAATGCCCACTCCCAATCCAGGATCGCCCCGTCGCAGTCTGTCAATATAATCTTCTCTTTTTTCATAACTATTCCTTACATAATTTAAATATTCTTGTCTTTGTCTGCTTCTATTCATCTGGGCAATACCTGTCTATTATGTCAAATTCCTGTTGCCAGTTCATTGGTTTTAATGTTCTAGGTGAGAGTTCCTCACATTCTAGGATAGTGTAATCAGTTTCGCTTTCGATATAATCGGTTGCTAGTTTGCCTTGTAGCTTTCTGGCCTCTTTCTCCCACGGTTGCTTCTCATATGGAACATCTGTCATATCTACACCCATCCAATACTGCTTCATGTGCTTGAATACCAGCTCACGCTTACAGTATTGCTTCAGGTGTACAAGTTCATGGGCTAGTGTAGATATGTATTCATACATTGAACCTCGGTTGTGAAGTTCTAATTCAAACTCATCTCGGTCTACTTTCATACAGTAACCGACAGCATCCTCTTTTAGGATATTGTGTATGTGGATATCCAAATAGAGGGATCGCTTACGTGGAAGTAGCTGCTTGATAATATATCGAGCAGCATCCTCCGTAAGATCACGCTGAGTCTTAGTTCCTCCTCTGAGGGATATTAGGATCACTCGCTAATATCTCCATAGTAAGAGGTACCTACTTGACGGAATTGCTTATTGTCAGGAGTACGAATCTCCTGGACTTTGCCGTTGTTACCAACCTTGACCTTTGTGGCCATGTTGTAACCTTCCTCAACCACGTTACGGGCAAGCAAGTCAAATTTGATAAACTTATCGCTTGACAGGATAGCACCTAGTGTAGTAGACTTAAAGGTAGTAACTTCTCGGGTAACTGTATAGTCGCCGCCTATACGGTCAGCTACCATATCGTGACGGTCCATGCCGTTAGCCATCTCCCAATTTGAGAGTTTAGAACCGATAACTGATGTAGTAGCTTGAGCAGTGAATTGATTCCACATAATATTATTCCTCTATTAATTATTTACAATGCTTATTGTACAGCCTTTTATGGTAAAAGTCAAGCGTTTTCTGAAATAATTTCCAGTGCTCGGCGAACCATCTTACGTGCCGAACCCGGTTTCCAGCCATACTCGTCACAATCGTCTACACTGCTGGAGCAGTAGATGTTGTCGTTCTTAGGATCTACACCAATAGACTCAAACACTCGTGCAAGCTCTTCAGCACTATCAGCACGACCTAAGCGGTTAGGCAGTTTACCGTAAACTTCCAAACAACCGGGTTTGCAATTAATGAACCACTGTAGCATTTCGTTTTCCTCTGTCTTCATTTTATGTGCTTATTATACGGCCTATTTCGGAAAAAGTCAAGCATTATTTGGCCTAATAAAATCAATGACTTACGATTTTGACCTATACTTCTCTTATTCATACCGTCATTATACACGATTTTTCCGAAATGTCAAGCACTAAAAGCGCTTATATATCAACGACATATAAATAGTAATAAAATCAAGGAGTTACCAATGGCCGATAAAACCGCATTGTTTGAGAGCGCTCAAGCTATATTCTGTGCTATTGCCGACAATCTAGGATCGAATCGATCTAAAAAGGTATTGAATTTAGATACCTATCCTACTTATGATTCCTTTAAATCAGAACACTCAAAACTGATAGACAGTGCCACAAACCATAACAAAGGAATGACAGTAGGTGTCACCGGGAGAATGATAGATCAGTTCCTAACTGAAAACAATGACTGGTATATTTCATCGGTAAAGATTGCTGTAAAACTAATAGAAGAAATAAACAGAATTGATAGTGATTTTCAAAAAATACAAAAACCTGGTTGGAATAACTTTTTCTATGTAAGGGGAGCTAAAGGCGGCACCACTGCAATGGATGACATTGACGGACTGTTTACTCTTGCCAATAAGAAAGAAAGACAGTTTGGTGATATTAATAAGTGGAGTCCTGCTGATATATACTTTACCTCTAAACAAGCTGAGAAAGAAATACAGGAAGAGTTTACCAGAGCAAAAAGAGAAAAAGTATTTACCTTTATAGAATTAAACAAACTTGTAGACAACTTGCTGGACAGAGGTGAGCTGTTGCCGTTGTCACTTAAAAAGGTTGAAACAGGTGATGCTCATATCTATACCTACAACTTCAACCCAACAGCAGAAGATAAAGAACTAGCTAACATAAGATATCAACAAACTAAAATAGCATCTAGTGGTAGAGATATACAATTGTATTTTGGTGATCGTCCATCAGCAAAAAACTATTTTAAAATCAGACACGATCCTTCGCATGCGAAGTTTGGTGCATCTGCTACACTGAAAGGTGAAATTATATATCACGGATCAGGTGGAAGAGGCGGTAGTCTTGCTAGCTTTGAAATAATGACAAAGGTTATAGAAGACACAGGAATAAAATCAGCTGATGTACTATCAGCCAATCTAAAAAAGGTGCAAGCTAAGGGACTCAAAGACTATAAAGATGGCATTGATAAATTAAATAAAAAATATGGTGTCGAGGCTAGTGATTCTAAAGACAAATTAAAAAGAAGAAGCACACAGTTATATCTAGCATATCAAGAAGAACGAGCTTCATTAAGCCAGACAAAATATATAGGACCTATCATAGGTGAAATGGACAAATGGTTTAAAGAACACAATAAAAATGTAAAACCTTCACAGATTAATGATGCTAGTAGATTGATATTGTCCTTTATAAAGTATACCTCAAGCAGGTCACCGAAGTCCGGTAAATTTGTGATAGCGAAATAATGAAATCCTATTTTATTTTCAACACCAGAGATGGCTACTATCTAGTAGAATCTAAAGACGTAGAGAATGTCCCTAAACCGAGGGAGCTTGTCCGTCGTGCTAATGCTGTTGAAGTGTTGCGTGAGTATGCTGAGAAGGAAGGTATAGAGTTTTCTACTGACAAAGCACGTAAGCGTAGTAAACACACACAAGAGACAAAGGATAAGATCAGTGCTGCTGTCAAGTCCAATCATGGACACAAGGATGGGTTGAAAGAATCACACCGCCTTAAGATCAAAAAGAGTAGAACAGGACAGAACAGAGGTGAGAATAATAACTTCTACGGGAAGAAACATTCCTATGCTACAAAACTAAAAATGTCTAAGTCTAGATTAGCAAGAGGTAAATACAAGTATATTTGTAATGCTGATGGCTACACTTCTATACCAGAGAATGACCCTGTGCCTGAAGGTTATCAGTTAGGTGTTTACTACGATCCCTACAAGCCTACTATTTGATATAATTTTTCTATATCCATATCGTACCATAACTGGAGGCTTATTCGTCTAGTGCTATTGTTTATTACTGTGTGTGGTACTTGTGTATTAAACGCATAGCAATTCATGTAAGGTATTTCTATGTTATCTGCTATACAAGGTGCATAGTTATTGCTTAGAGGTAATATGATGACTGTCTTTCTTCCATAGTTTCCGTCTGTATGGAGTGGTACCGTTTCGTTTGCTTCTATTGCTGTGAGCGTTACTTTGTTTGGATTTGGAAAGAATTTTATTATTTTGTTAGTAAGATCTTCCCTCGGCTTGCCAAATTCTAGATGATGGTATCCTGATTTGCCATGGTGTTTGTAATAGCTTATTTTATTATCTTCTTCCAGAAGGTCGTTTATTTCTTTTTCTGTTAGCTTGAATCGAATAGGAAAATAAATCATACTGTAAAACTCACTCCACATCCACACGTACCAACAGCATTTGGATTTTCCAATTGAAACATTGAACCCATAATATCTATTTTATAATCTAATTTGCTACCTACAATGTAGGTGTAAGAAAGAGAATCAACTAATACTAAATCATCTACAAAAGTGTCATCGTCTTGTTTTTCATCTACACTGAATCCATATTGAAATCCAGAACAACCACCGCCTGTTACATACACCCTTAGGTATTTGTTAGACTCTTGTAGTTCCTTTGCTTTGTTCTTAGCGTTGTCGGTTAGAACAAGAGCTTGTGGTGTAAATGATTCAACTGACATTAGTAGATTTTAATTACCTGAAAAGGCATAGGAGCAGTAAATCTAATTTCATTTCTTCTGCCTTTCATATCAATAAAAATAAAATGCTTAGGGTCTTGTTTAATTATTTTCTTGACTTTGAATTTCTTTTCAGCACCAGCTTCAACACGTTTACCATCCGGGTATACAGTAACTTCACCCGGGACTGAGATGATGAGGTCGTATTCCTCGTACCAAAACGTGCGCCAACGCTCTCTGAGATTCATTTTTTCTTAGCCCTCACCTTTTTCTTAGTTTTTGTTTCTGGTTTATTATATTCAGTAATACCAAGAGGCTCTAACAATGCTTCTAATTGAGGATACAAATCTAATAGTTTACCATCTTTAACTGCTGTTAGTAGCTTAGCCTCTTTATGATGAACACCCTCAAGTATATTCAACCACTGCTGTTCACGTCTTACAGGAGGTAAATTATTCATGTTACTACCAGGTGTAATGAATGCTTTTATTCTACGCCATTCAAGCTGTAGTGTAGTTACACCCATGCCTTCAGGAATATCTTCCTGTATTTTTACACCTGTTTCAGGCATACCCTCAGGCAAATCCCAATTAGGTTTCTCAGCGCCTACACCTATACGTACAATAGGAACAACTGCTTGACTCATTTTGGCCCACTCTTTTAGCCTAGTAATCTGAGCGTCTACTCCTTCTGCTTTGAATACCCAGTCAAACCCCTCGTCTACTTGTCTATGTCTCATCAAAAATCTCCAATGCAATCCATCATGTTTTTCATTTTGTTCTTTATAAAATAATTTAGCAACTGACTTCTATCGCCAGCTTGCTGTAATTCGTAACTATTTATAATGTTATCTTTTATCTCTTGAGGAGTTTGTGTAAGGTCAACAAGCATACGATTACGATTGTATCCGTGTGCCATGTCGGCTGTTACCCATTGCTCAGGTGGCTTTGACTTCCATTCTGCTAATAAGTTCTTACGTATAGGTTTCTGACGCTTACCTTCTACAAAGCAATCATCAGACGACAACATATTAGGAATGCCGTCACCTTTGTCACCTGTAATAATGTGTTCCATCAATACCTTTTCAACAGGCTCTTTCAGTTTTATCCATTTCTTAAATGCTGGGGCATATTGTTTCACATTGCTCCACTTCTGTAGCTGATTGAAGTCATGGTCACCGCTGATAATAAGATAAGGTACAGTAGTAGGATCACCGAACAACCCATCAGGTTCTCCTAGTGTCTGACTGTATTCAGCAAGTGTACCAATAACATCATCAGCCTCAGCACCCTCTACATCTATGACAGGATACGGGAAGTGTTCTGCCAACTCATCTCGTATAATAGACAGTGCATCAAATATAGCACCCCAATCAAAGTCAGATGCCTCACGTGCCTTTTTACGATGAGCTTTGTAGTATGGAAATACCTTACGTCTCCAATAGTGTCTGTTATCACAAGCAATAACAAGTTCACCAAACTCATTGCCAAAGCGAGTACGATAAGAACGAATGGTATTGATAATCATGTGCCTGAGTAGTGGGAGATTGACTTCAATATCACTGCCAGGCCTGTGTCCAATCTCAGACATGAATGTAGCAATAGCAACTTGATTATAATCTATAACTATCATTTAATCACCCTCAGCAAAACCATTGTTGATTGTACACGGGACTTAGCAGGATACTTCTTACCTCGTACCTTGTCCATGAATGTGTGCAAACCATTCTTACGACATTCCATAAACGCCTTAACTTGCTCGTCTTTACGGACTGTCTTTTCGTATGATTTTGTGAGGGAGTAATTATCAATGACTGTACCTTTGACTCCCAAAGTGTTAGCATACTCTGAAGCATACACACCAATACGCTTACGCTTAACGTCATACACCCATACCTCACTAGCACCTATGATCTCAACAGGATCAATAGACGTATATTCCTCGTGCTGTTTGGTGTACTTCAACCTACGTACAAGTTTATTCTTGTCAATAGGGCGCTTACGTCTGATACGTGTAATCTTTTTAGCCTGCTTAGTTTCCATGAGGCCTGTAGTAATACCATCAAAGAAAGCTAACAAATGCTTGAGTGTAGACTTTTTAACATGAGAATAACCTTCCAACAACTGCTCGTCTGTTCCCTCAGCGAGTTCTCTAAACTCCATAGCAAACTCATCTACAATAGTAACAGCTTGACCTGTCTCGGTATTGTTGAGTTTGAATGATTCTACGAAATCCTTGTAGTTGGTTATCTGTGTGCCATGAATGATGCGTTCAATAGAATCGTCTACACCTACAGCAAACTGAGTGAGATTATTTCGTAAGGTTACAACTTTGGGAGTTTCTTTATCAACTTCTTTATTTTCTATGAAAGATCCTGCAGCTGCTAACCATATGCTCTTCTGTCTTGCCATCCAAGCCGTTGTTGATTCTGTCAACCAACCCAACTTGTTCCAACAGTAAAAGTATTTAGCAACTGAATAGAAAGTAGAATCAGGTAATGTTAGAATTTTAGATACAGTATCCTTATCCCAGTTTGCCTTTATCCACTTTTTGAATGGAGGAATGCCTGCCTTGTCTTGTATCTCATAGTGTAC